ATAGCGTCCTTTAAATTATTTTTTATACTGCTTTCAATTTCTTCACCCACTGAAGTCATCGCATCTTTTAGTTTTTTTGTTGCTTCTTCATTTTTTTTAAGTTGATCCTCCTGTTCTTTTAGTTTTTCGTTTTGTCTATCTATTTCTGCAGTTGTTTTTCTATTTTCCTCTAGTTTATCTTTTATTGGTTGCATTGATTCATTTACTATTGCAAGTTGTCTTTTTAAAGATTGCAATGCTCTTTTATTACTACTTTCTTGCGCTTTACTTATTCTTTGTAATAGTTTTTGTCTTTCAATAAATAATCTATTTAATTCACTTTTTAAAGCTTGTTCATCACCTTTTTTCAAAGCTTTATTGAAATCTCTTTGCTTTTGTGCGGCTTTTATTATTGCAGTTGTAAATATACCAGCAGCAGTTGCTATTGCTACAAATGGTATTGCGTTTAATGCAATAGTCGCAACACCGCCAGCAAAAGCAACTTTCTGCAATCCTGCTGCCACTAATGGCAACGCTATTGAAACACCTTTTGCTGCCAAAGCAATAGCAGTAAATATCCCAATGGTTGCAGCAAGTGGCGATCTAAAAAGATTATCAACAGCGGTAATTAAAGCTGTTAAACCTTTAGTTGCTGCAATTAAAGAAGGTTCAAGTGCTTGGCCTAATGTTTCCGAAAAATCTCTAAAAGCTTCGCCAAGAGAATCAACATTACCAGCAAATCCCTCTGCAGCAGCTTGTGAAAGTTTATTATAACTTTCTTCTACAATACTTAAAATCATTGCATGGGCTTCTGCTGTTTTATTTGTTTTCATTAATTGTTTTATGACTTCTGTCTGTTGCTTTGTAAAAGCAATACCAGACCTATTTAAATTTGATAAATTTCTTTCTGGATCTTGTAAAGCTTTTGCTAATTGCATAAATGACGTACTTACATCAACTTGGTTGACCTGTGCAATATCTGCTGCTGCTTGAGCAACTCTTGAATATGAATCAACACCAATATTTCTAAAACTTGTTAATAAGTTAAAACCTCTTGTAAATTCTTCTTGATTAAATAAAGTTTGATTGCCTAATCTGTCTGCTGCTTTTTGTAGTTCATTTAATTGTGCAGTGCCAGCATCTAAATTTTGTAAACCCTGAGCAAGTATCGCAATATCTCTTTCTCTTGCTGTAAAAGTTCCTATTGCACTACTTACAGTTGCAAAAGCAGCACCTACAGAAAGTAATGGACCAAGTGATGCGGCCAATGAGGCACCTAATCCTTTTGCTGCGGTTGATGCTGCTGTTAAAGATGCTGTGGCTCCATTTGCTGATTTTGATAATGTTTTTGTTGCTTGCGAAGTTCTATTTAAAGAAGATATTGCATTTCTTGCTTCAACTCTTAAGGTAACAATACTTTCGGCCACTTAAGTTAAAGAAAAATCAATTAATTATATACTACCTGTTTTTGGCTCTTTGATGCATTTTTTTTTCAGTTTCATGTTTATTTTCGTAATAAGCAGCCCAATATATCAATTCCTCTTCAGTTATATTTTTTCTTAATTCTATTAATGTTTTACCTAATTCAGTTGCGAGAAACAACTCAAAGTTAAGCCAGTTATTTCTCCTTAGTCTTTTTTTGCTGTATCAATATCTAAATTTATTTCAAATAAAAATAACTCAATTTCATTAAGAACTTTTTCTGGTAAAAATCTTTTTAAATTTTCAGCATCAGCAGAATGGAAAGCTTTTGTACCATCTTCATTTTGTGCAAGTTGACAAAGCAATCTAGTAGATATTGCTAATGCATCGTCAGTTCCTGTTGCAGCTTGTGCTTGCATTCTGTCAAACCTTGTAAGTGGTGGAAAATATAATTCTTTTAAAAGTTCACCATTTGGTTTTTTAAGTTCATATTTTCTCCTATTACTCATTACCTCGCTGAAAGCTTCAGTAATAAGGTCAACGGTCCTTTTTGCTGGCATATGTATTTAAGTAATTACTTTAATTTACTATATATCTGATGTTATGGCACCTGTTGCTTGGAAACTAATGTTTATTTCTTGGATTTCGCCAAGTGTTGCACCATATTCAGCGTTGGTAATTATTCCAGAAAAACCAAATTTTTTAGCACTTGCTGAACTATCAGGAAATAACTCAAACAATGCATCACCAGCATCACCAGTTGTCAAAATATCTTCAACGAATGCCAAGTAATCAGAGTTACCAGCATTGTCATAAATGAGAGTTGCTGAACCTTCTCCAGAAATTAAACCACCAACAAAAGTTTTTGAAGTATCACCCTGAACTGTGGTTTCTTGAGTGTCCTTGGTAATTGATAAAGACCAATTTCTAAGACCTGATATATCAGCTTCTGTTCCAGCAGCGTTATGGAACATTATTTTACCGACATCACCTTTTACAGCAGCCATAACAAAAAAAAGAAAGATTTATAAATATATTAACTCTTTTCAGACTTTTTTACATCTTTTTTTGAATTTTCTTGATTCTCCATATATCTTTTGCAATTAGGATCCCACATTCTAGAATCTCTTACACCTTTGACAGCCTCAATAGCGTCAAGCATTTCTTCTGTGATTACAAGTTTTGGCATGATTAAAGATCCTCATATATTTCAAATGTAACCCTTAATTGTGTTTGAAACTTACCTTCAGGACTGGATGTTAACACTTCAGGACCTATAGGCGAATCAAAAATAACATTTGAAACTGTTATTCTATTGTATAAGTTTCTTAGTCTTTTGCCTATAGTAAAGTTTTCACCTGACCCTTTACCTGCTTCTGTAAATATATTTAAAACTACTAAACCAACAATTCTATTAGTTGAATTTGTTGTACCACCCATTGTTAAATAATCTCCTGCAGAAAAACTTGTAATACATTGGACAAAAGAATCTTTACTAGATGAACTAAAAGGTATATCGTTAAAAATTACCTTTACAGGTGGTGTATCTTCAAGTTCAGTAAGTAGTCTTGATTCAATAGTTTTTCTAACATCATTAAGATCAATAGCTGCCATTATTCTCTCCTAAATTCATCAGCAATAAACCCTTCTAATTGTTTTGCAATTAATTCTGGATAACCTTTTATTGTATTCTGGCGTGTTCTATATCGGCCACCCCAACTTGGTGGCAAGCTTGTACCATAAGCTACTGGTTCAGCGTATTCAACAGTTGTAAAAACTTTACCAGTAAGAGGTTGGATTTCATGTTGCCATGAATTTCTTAAATTACCTGTATCAACAGGTGTTGCTTGTTTTACTTGTGCTTCCCATTGTAAAGTTGCTTTTTTTACAGTACGAATTACCTTATCTTCAAAATGTTCCCCTATAGCAGATAAGCGTATTTCTCTGGCCATTATGCTCTTAAATAAATTTCATAAAAAATATTAATGTTATTTTGCTGCTCAAAATCAATTTGTATTATTTTATAAGAAATACCACTTATAACCACAGTATCTTTTGTAGTAGGTACAAAAGTTATATCTTGTGCTGAGATAGTAAGCTTTTTATCATCTTGTGCTATAAGATCATTTACCTGTATTTTTTTTACGTTTTCCAAAAAGCCTTTAACAGTAACACTTGTTTCTGTATTAACAAAATTACCATTATCAACATTATATGAACTTGCTGTAGTCCTTTTGATAGTTACATTACCACCAAATTTTTTGAAAGCTTTACTTGATGCTTTTTTTAAAGATGTAGCAAGTCCCATTAGAGTAAATATGCAATAACTGTACCGCTATCAAGTTTGACACTTGTTATAACACCTTCAATAGCAGTATTGGATTTAAACTGTAAACCAGTAAGATCACCTGTTATATTTTCAGCAACAAGAGTATTAATTACTGAATCTTGTAATGCTTTAATACAACCAAATCTACCAGTGTGTGCTGCAGTGTCATTAATAATTTTTGCTGCTGGGTAATAAGTCATAGTTAACTCCTTTTAATTGCTATGTTGCCGGGTCCACTAATTCGTAAACCAGTAAAGTACCGTTCAAAAAGTGGTGGTACTCTATCAGCACCAACAGAACCATAAAAATTAGGTTCTAAATCTAGACTTCCAAGTTTTACCTTTTTAAAGTCCTCAAGACCACTTAATCCTAAACCATCTCTGTTGTTATTCAAGTAAACAGCAAGAATTACTTGTGCTTTTTTTACTTGTTCTGGTATTTCTGTCTCAGCAAAATAATCTGTTGATATTCTAAATGGAAAGCCAATAGAGTAGGTATTAATATAAGTATCAGGTTTTCTTACACCCTGTCTTGGCCATTGTAATGCTTGTGTATTTGTTACCCTTGCTCCTAAAAATCTTTCTCTGTCAATCCTTACCGCAGCAGTATATAAAGCTCTGTTTTTGTTATCTGTAGAAGAACCATCCCACGCAGAAACATCATCATCTGCAATAAGACCTTCTACTATTGCATTGGCATCAGACAGTGTTATGTAGCTGTTTGCTGCTGCTCCCCCTACTGTTGCGTCTATTGTGATTGCCATTTTGTTTTAGTTTGGATTTTTTTTCTTTTGAGGGAGCAGAGACTACCAACTTGGCAGCCTCCTGTTCTCTCATCCGCTTAAAAGCGAACATTCCCATTAGCTTGAAGCACCTTTAAGTGCAACAAAGTTAATAACAATGGCTTCACTTAATGAACCACCTGATACGTTTGTTACTGTTACTTTGAAAGAACCAGCAGCAATAGCTGAAACTCCAACAATATAAGAACCAGCAGTACCAGCAGAACCATGACAAGCTACAACAACATCAGTAGCAGCGATTTTATCGTTAGTTACTGTAAATGTTGCTTCAGCAGCAGCACCTAAAGCTGCGTTGTTCATTGTAATCTGACCACTCTCTGTATTGAGAGTTACACCTGTTGTTTTATTAGTTGCTTGTGTAACTGTACCGCCTGTTGTTGGTCCAGCTAACTTACCAGCACTAATCTCAAATAAACTTGGCATAATTTAAGTACCTTTAGTCTTGAGTTGATACGTTAGTTGCTCTAACAATACCAATGTTCTTTGTCTCGTAGACTTTCGACCAGTTGCCTACTGTTGCAAGTTGTGTTCTGTTTGGGTTAACAGTTGTAACTGCCCATTTTGAACCAACAGGGTGGTATGTGTAATGAAGGTCAATAGCCATAGCATCAGACTTAGCCAGAATGTCTCTGTCTGTTTCTGTTGAAAGACCAGCTTGCTCTCCACTAGCTACTGCGCCAGCAGTAAAGAAATATGTACTGTACTCTGTTGAAGAACCACTACCAGTAGTAGAAACATCATCAGAAACAATAACTCTTAGTCCGCAG